AAACTGGGCGACCACTTGCGCCGGTTCCTGTACCGGTCCCGGTCCCGGTCCCTGGAGTAGTACCGGTAGGAGGCTTCGTAGTCGTTCCGGTTCCGCCACCAGTGGGAGGCTTGGCAGTTTCGCCGGGTGGCTTTGGTGCCATGTCCCATTCACCTTTTATGAAGTTCCACCTATTGCCATCTTGATCAGCAGGAAATTCTATACCAGTCCTTGGATCAACGTATGGGTTTACTTTTGGAACAGCAGTCGCATCAACAACCGAAAACGGTGGTGTTGGTTCTTTCTTCTCAGCTTCCTTTACCCAGTCCGGGGTAATATCGATTGCTCCCGTAGAAGCGCCACCTGCTCCTCCTCCGGTTCCCGGAAGATCCAAGGTTCCTTCGCTCCCCATATCAAAGCCACCACTAGTCGGCGTAGGTTGAAGTGCGCCCACTGAAGTTGGGACAGCCTGCGATGGCGCGAGAGAGGTATTGATTCCCTGATTCCAACTGGTTGGGATCGTTACGTTTGGAAGAACGCCTTTCTCAATTTCAGCCTCGGATATGCTCCTTCCGCTTGGAACTACTACGGTGTCTCTGATGTTGTTCCTGTTGGCCATGATAATGTCTCCATTATCCATGAACCCAATTGGAACGCTGTAGTCAGGTCTTTTCGTGAAGTCTTCAAAAGTCCTGCCAACAGATTCCCCACGAGTGGTAATGTTTTCAGGAAGCGAGGACGGCGTCTGGCCAGCGAAGTCAGCGGGGTTTACATCGACCACTCCGATAGTGCCGCCAATGGCTCCGGGAGGAACCAGCACATTGCCACCCGTTATGTATTGCTGTTGATTCCCTGGCGTGTACACGCCTCCGGGGATAAACGCATTTTGCTCATCTCCGACCCCGATATTGATCCGTTCAACAGGCTGATCTCGGATGTTGAAATCAATGTTGCTTCCAGCTCCTAAACCTGTGGGGGCAGGTTGAAACTCAAAGTTCCCAGTTCTCCAGTTATACGGAGCTTCTTGTCCATAAGCATCATAACCGTAGAAAACGTCACCAACCCTAACACCTGCCATATTTGGCACCAGATCTCCCATCTGGTAACCAGGATATCCGGGGAACTGATCTACAGCGTTGGACTGATTCAGATCCTGAATCAGGTTGTCAATTGCGTCAGCCATATATCAGTTCTTTGGGATGATGCTCTTGATGCGACCGAGCATCCAGTTGGCCACTGCCTTCTTAACCTTCGGCTTGTCCTTGATCCACTTCGCGATCTTCTCGGAGTTGTTATCGTAGAGGCTCTTGAACCAAGCGGGTCCGACAAGTTCCTTCCAGAAGAAGAACGCCTCCCACTGATCGGGGATACACTCGCGGGCGACATGGCAACCGGCCCGCATGATGTTTCCGTATCCACCAGCCAAATTGCCGATGCCACTCGCGTATCCTTGGAACTGGTTCATGAAGGAACCGGCTTGATCCGCGGCATACTGGTTCTGAGCGTTGGCAAGTGCGAATCCGGTTCCCATCTTCATCAGATCTCCAGGGCTAGACATCTGCATTCCCTGAATATACTGAGGAGTGGCAAACGGAGAGGCACCCTGCTGAAGTGCACCAAGATTGGCTGCTTGGCCAACAATAGGAGCCAGTCCTAGAGCAGACTGAACATTGGCGATGTTCTGCTGACGAGAAGCCTGTCCCTGCTGCTGAGAAGTAAGCTGGCTTGCAAAGCTCTGTTGAGCAGCCGTATTGCGCTGGCCGGTTGCCGCGAGAATGTTCTGGAAGGCTTCCTGAGCATTTCGATTGGCGGTGTCGCTAGTAGTCTGACCGCTCTGGAGTAGGCCAAGAGCAGCGTTCCAGCGTTGAGAGTTGGCGTTTCCAAGAGCGTCTTGCAACGCGAGCGATTCACGGATGGCCGACGGGTTACCAAGAACATTTCCAATGGCAGTACCACGAGCGCGAGCAGCTTGCTGAACCCGACGCTCCATACTAGGATCAAGCGTTCCAACTTGGGAAAGACCCTGTTGAACCTGACGCTCTAGTTCGCTACGGATTAGACGGGCCGCGCCAGTATCCTCCTGAGTCCGAGGAATCCCAAGCTGCTCATAGGTCGGAGACTCGATTCTCGCTTCTGGAGTTCTAGTGCTTGCAGCAACATCCCTGAGATAATTTTCGTAAAGCCCAAACTTGGTCGGATCAAGAGCCTCTAGTTCGGCTCTACGTTGCTCGGAAAACTGGGTTCCATACTGTTTTGCGAGATCAAGCTGCTTGCCTGTAAGTTCAGGGGCAATGGCAGCTAATGCACGGGCGGTATCCCTAGTGAGATCAATGTCTCCAATGCCGCTAAAGTCGTAGGTTCTCTTTTCACCCTCTGGTCCATAGGTGATTTTTTTACCACCTCTAGCAGCGGCCTCGATGGCCCGCATGAAAGGATACTCTCTAGCCTGAGCCTCTACAGCCTCCCTATTTGCTGCTGCCAAATCAGGTGCATTATAATCCGGAGAACACATCTGCGGCTCGCCCCAAGGAATAGAAGGGTAATCCTTATGCCAATTATCCTTCGCAAACAGCATTATGCTGTGAGCCAGAACCTTTGCTACATTTAGTTCAATAGTCATACGCCTCCTTCAAAAATTTCTGTTTTCCAAATAGGATTAAACCCAAACCTCTTCATATGTGAGTTGTATGGGCTGTTCTCATTGCAAGCTATGAAGTACCTTGGGAATCCTTTTGTCTCCATTATAGAGTCATACACACGTTTTAGGTGCATGCTGTCTCTTGCCGAGACCTTCTCGGTGTGATTCCAAAGCAAAAGAACTGGTACTCTTCCGAAAGACGATGCTCCAATGATCTCTCCGTTCCGCTCAACAACGTGGCTTGGATGAATAATTGAGTCATTGTTGTCACGAGCAGCCTGCAAGACTCTAGCTTCTTGCTCAAGCGTTTGGATCATCCTGACCGTTGGGAAGGAATTCATTGTTGAGGACGCAAAGAATCAACGAAGCCTGAGAGAATCGTGGATTGCAAGGACAAGCGACCGCCCGAGTTGGGATTGGTCTGAACCCGGAACTGGATCGTGTTCCAGCGCCCCTTGCTGATTAGATTGTACGCTTTGAGGAACTTCTGCGAGTTGGTAATCGTCAGGCTCGGATCGAGGTCCGTGAACGTGCCTGACATGTTGGTCGCGTAAGCGATCGCCGCATCCGTGTCAGATGTGGTGTACGGGTTGTCAAACGCGAACTGGATGCTGTATCCGATCTTGTCGGGGATGGGCTCGTTCAGGTTGTACGCCTTCGTGATCACGCTCGACTGGTAACGGGATCCACCGTCCAGGTACGCGGAGCTTGCGACCGGCGCGAGGCGGGTGTTGGGCAGGAAGTCGTTGAACGACCAGACTTGGCCCGCTCCCTCCGAGATCGAGGTCATGTCGCCGGCGAACATGAGTACGGGTCCGAACGTGGAGAACGAGGTGGCGAAGAAGTCGTTAACCTGCCAGTTATCCCAGTACCCGAGCCAAGAGCGGGCCAGTGAGTGGTAGACGATGACCGCGTTGTTCCGAGGGAAAGCGGCTTCGAGTTCGAGCGACGACTCGGATTCCAGAAGCACAGCGAACTCGCTCTCTAGTCCGAGACCGTTTGATTCATTTAGAACAAACGGAACGGCAAGGAGATAGCGGTTGTTCCAGAATACACCGTCGCAGAGGTCGAGCTTGGTCTTGTCGATCTTGCTGATCAGGTCATTGATGGGGCTAGAGAGCGCGAGGCCGACGCTGGTCTGGGTGCCGGCTTGGATCTGCGCCATCGACCGGATGCCATCGCGGGACAGGAAGAATACGTCAGCACCGACCGCGGCAATGGAACGGTGCGAGGAACAGCCGATATTGCCGCTGACGAGTGATATGACCCAATCAGCAGGATCCTGCGTAGGATCGGCATCTACGCTCCAAATTGAGCGTTCCTTGAAGACGAGCAGTTTGTATCCGAACCACGAGTAGAGACCCTTGATGGGATCGCCATCACCACCAATGCGGATGGAACCGAGAGGATCCCAGGATTCGCCATCGAGGATGTCCGAGAAGTAGAGGGTATCCGGTTGGATGGCGGTATCTCCCGAGATACACCAGAGCCGATTGGTATGGGTGGTGAGATAGAGCGGCTTGTTGGGCGGCGTCAGCGAAACGTAGGCCACCGCATGCGACTGATTGATTGGAGAGATTGTAACGGTTGGAGCCGTTACGTATCCGCTTCCAGGATTGGTGATCGTGATCGCAACCAGATTTCCAGCATTAGATACAACAGGTATAGCCGTTGCCGTTACACCACTTGGCGGAGCAGAAAGAGTGATCGTTGGCAATACGCTGTGGCCATCTCCTTGATTGATGACATCGATGCGGCTGATCTTTCCAGCGGCTGAGGACGCATTCAGGTTCGCGCTGGAGACATACCGAAGCCCATCGTAGCCATCGGAATAGAACAGCTTGTCATTGAGCTGAGCAAAGTAAACGAAGGTGGCA